CGAGATGATGCGTTGGTTCATGCGAAAGACCAAGATCCAAAAGAATCTGTAGGTTTACTTCTTAATGTCAGAGGTAAACAAAAGTATTATCCTTGTGAAAATCTGGCTATTACAGATCATCAGCACTTTATTTTAAATCCAGAAGACTATGTCAAGGCTGATAAATTAGGAGAAATTATTGCTATTGTTCATAGTCATCCAGTAACACCACCAATACCAAGTCAAGCTGATCGTATAAGTTGTGAGCATAGTAAACTGCCTTGGCATATAGTTAATCCAAAAACAGAAGAGTGGGGAGAATGTATCCCAGAAGGCTATATTCCAGATTTACTAGGTCGTCCTTGGGTATGGGGCGTTACTGATTGTTGGTCTTTAGTAAGAGATTGGTATAAACAGGAAAAAGGTATTGAACTTAGAGATTGGGAAAGACCATTAACACCAGAAGAATTTTTACAAGATCCTATGTTTGAACGATGTGCGTGGAGAACTGGTTTCAGAAAATTAAGAAAAGAAGAATGTCTTAAAAACGGAGATTTGATTTTTATGTCAATCATGGGAAATGGCTTAAATCACGTTGCTTTATTTTTAAATAATGAAGTATTACATCATTTGGCAGATAGACTATCTTGTAGAGAACCATATTCTGAATGGTTGCTAAAATGCACAGGAGGTAGGTATCGTTATGCTTCGTAAAGTAAAGCTGTATGGAGAATTAGCAGATTTTATTGGTCATAAAGAACTTGAGGCTGTTATAACTTGTACTTCTGATGCTATAAGATTTTTAACCAGTAATTTTCCAAATCTTGAGGCACATATGGCAGATCGTTATTATCAAGTTTTAGTTGATGATTACGATATAGGAGAAGAGGATATTCATAATCCAATTGGTCAATCAGATATAAGTATTGTTCCTGTCATCACTGGTGCTGGCGGTGGTGCTGGTAGGTTTTTACTTGGAGCAGTGCTAATTGGTGCTTCTTTTGCAGTAGGAGGTGGTTTGTTAGGTGGTGCTTTAGCTAAGAATCTAGGAGCAATAGGTTTTGTAAAAAATATAGGATTTGCATTAGCGATAGGTGGTGTAAGTCAAATGTTATATCAACAGGAACAGCCAAAAGATTTTAGTAATGATCAAGATCCTAGAATTTCATTTAGTTTTTCTGGAGTGCAAAATACTAGCCGGGCGGGAACTACGCATCCGATTGTTTATGGGGAAATATTTACAGGCTCAGTAGTCATCTCGGCGGGTATTGACACAAATCAGGTATCAGCATGACAGATAAAATTATCAGAGGAGCAGGTGGCCCTCCTCCCACACCACCTCCTCCATATAAAGCTCCAGATACTTTAAATAGTAGGCAGTTTGCAACAATATTAGATTTAATTTCAGAAGGCGAAATAGAGGGTTTTGCTACTCCATCTAAAGCAAGTCTAAGTAAAGGAAGCACAGCATATAATAATGCAGCTTTAAAAGATATATTTTTAAACGATACTCCTATCTTAAATAGTAGTGCTAGTAATACAAACCCACAAACAGCAGATTTTAACTTTCAAAATGTAGGGTTTACACCTCGTTTTGGAACTTCCAACCAAACTCATATTGCTGGCATAGAAGGCAGTCAATCAACATCTGCTGTAGGAGTAACAGTAACAAATTCATCTGCTGTAACTCGTCAAATAACAAATACTGCTGTTGATGCGGCTAAAGTTACGATTACATTTCCACAATTACAAAAAGCAACTGATAAAGGTGATTTGTTAGGTTCTTCTGTCAACTTAAAAATACAAGTTCAATATAATGGTGGTGGTTTTACGGATATAATTAATGACACAATTACAGGTAGAACTGCTGATGCGTACCAGAAAGAATATCGTGTTAATTTAACAGGATCTTTTCCCGTTGATATTAGAGTTGTTAGAGTTACAGCAGATAGTACTAGCAGTCAACTAGTTGATGCTTTTACTTGGACTAGTCTGACTGAAATTGTTGATGATAAACAAACTTATCCAAACAGTGCTTATACAAGTTTAAGAATAGATTCTGAACAATTTAACTCGATACCAAAAAGAGCTTTTAGAATTCGTGGAGTAAAAGTTCGTATTCCAGCAGCTAATGGAGGTCTTACGCCGAGTATTGATCTTCAGACAGGACGAGTTAATTATCCAACCGGTTATATTTTTAACGGAACAATGGGTGCTGCTCAGTGGTGTTCATGCCCTGCCTTAATATTGCTTGATCTTCTTACTACTGAAAGATATGGATTTGGCGCACATGTTATTGACAGTAATTTAGATTTATTTAGTTTTATTGCTGCTAGTAAATATGCTAACGAATTAGTAGATGATGGTTTTGGAGGTCAAGAAGCTAGATTTAGTTGTAATGTAAATATTCAAGGATCTACTGAAGCTTTTGACTTAATTAATGAGTTGGCAGGTGTTATGAGAGCTTTTCCAATATGGTCAGAAGGATCTGTAACATTATCGCAAGATAGACCGACAGATCCAAGTTACTTATTTAGTTTGGCAAATGTAGGTGAAGGAGGGTTTAGTTACTCAGGAAGCAGTCTAAAACAAAGACATACTGTTATATCTGTCAGCTATTTCAATATGGATAGTCGAGAAATAGATTATGAAATTGTAGAAGATACGTCTGCTCAAAATAAGCTAGGAATAATTAAAAAAGACGTAAAAGGATTTGCTTGCACTTCTCGTGGAATGGCACAAAGACTCGGCAAAGCAATACTTTTTAGTGAGCAACAGGAGACTGAGGTAGTAACTTTTACAACATCAATAGAGTCTGGAGCAATTGTTAGACCTGGCTCTGTTATTTCTGTTAACGATCCAGTTAGGGGAGGAGAGCGTAGAAGTGGTCGAATAAAATCAGCAACAACTACTGCTATAACAGTAGATAACACAACGAATCTTGATACTTTTACAGGTACAAATAAAAAATGTAGTGTGATATTACCTGACGGCACGGTTGAGACTAAAAATGTAACTGGAATTGTAGGAAGTGTAATTACATTAGATTCAGCTTTATCTGCAACACCAAATGTAAATGCCATATGGTTACTACAAAGTTCTACTTTAGAAGCACAAACTTTTAGAGTGATAACTGTTGAGGAACAAGATGGTATTAATTATGCGATAACAGCTTTAACTTATATTGATGGAAAGTACGCAAATATTGAATCTGGTACAAGCTTACCTGCAAGAAGTATATCTTTATTAAACGAACCAAAAAATCCTCCCTCAAACTTACAGGCATCAGAAAGAATTGTAACGATAAATAATTTAGCGGTTACTAAATTAATTTTATCTTGGGTATCAGTAACAGGTGTAAGTCAATATCTTGTTCAATATAGATTTAATAGTACAAACTGGGTTAATGAAGTTGTATTTAGACCTGACTTTGAAATTATCGGTACAGAAGCAGGTGTTTATGAATTTAGAGTATTTTCATTTAATGCTGCCCTTAAATTATCTGCAACATCTTCTGATCTTACATTTAATGCTGTAGGTAAAACAGAGCCTCCTGCAAATGTCCAAAATTTAACAATGGAACCAGTTACTAATAAGCTGATAAGACTCAGATGGGATGAATCTATAAATCCTGATGTTATTCATGGAGGTAAAGTTTATGTACGACATTCAAATAAAACTGATGGTACTGGTACATTCCAAAACTCGATTGATCTTGTAGAAGCCTTGGCTGGAAATACTACAGAAGCAGTTTGTCCTAGTCTTGAAGGAGAATACATCCTTAAATTCCGTGATGATCAGGGAAACTTCAGTACTGGAGAGACTTCTATAATTTTAGATCTACCCGATTTAATAGATAGTCAACAAATTCTTGAAGATAAAGAACATACAACAGGTTTTTTAGGTAATAAAACAAATGTAAGTGTAGTTGGAGGAGGTTTAGAACTTACTAATCCATCTGCCAACTTAACAGGAACTTATGACTTTGAGAATATTCTAGACTTAGGTGCTGTGTTTTCTTTAAATTTAAAACGGTTAGTACAAGCCATAGGATTTACTGTTGGTGCAGCCAACACAATAGACGCTTTAATACCCACTGGTACGTTGTGGGATGACTACGCACAAAATGGTAATTTTGACGGGCCAGAAATTAATGATGTTAGTGCATTAATGACTGTAAGATCAACATTAAATGCTCCTAGTGGTTCATCGTATGCAAATTCAGATTTTGCTAGTAAACCATTTAATACATTTGCTAACGGTACTTTTAAAGGAAGAGGATTTCAATTTAGATTAAATTTAAAATCAGAAAGCATTGCACATAATATTTCTATTCAGCAATTATCTTTTCTTGCTGCGTTTGAATCAAGAACTGAACGAAGTTATGTTTCTGGAAGCACAACTTCCACTGCTCCATTAACATCTAGTTCTTCTTCATCAGGTTTGAATGTAGTTTTTGGTAGCCCATTTTTTACAGGTGCTACTGGTTTAGGCGGAGCTAATGCGTATTTACCTTCTGTTGGTATAACAATAATAGGTGCTGAAGCTGGTGATTATTTTGTGTTGTCAAATGTAAGTGGAACAGGCTTTAATATTAAAGTATTAGATAGTTCTAATAATCCTGTTAATCCTGCTAAAGAATTTACGTTCCAAGCGGTCGGTTATGGTAAAGGGGTGTAATATGGAGAAAAGTATTTTTTAAATGGCACAAGTCCCTAATAAAAATATAGATAATGCTTCGGGTCAGGTAGTAAGGCTTGATATTCAAAATACTGGAAAGGCTATTGCTACTCATAATTTTGGACCAAGAAATGATGCAGGTACGATATTACCTTGTGAATTTTTAGCAGATGATACAACAGACAAGTTGTTAATAAGAAAATCTAGTGGAGGAGATCAGGCTAATCCTAACCCTACATCTGGAACTGCTGCGGATTTTTTTACTGTAGGAAATTTAGATGAAGAGAATTTAGGTTTACTGCCTAGAGCAGGTGGTACGATGACAGGCCAGCTTTTAGGAGATGATGGATCTGTTGCTGGTAGTCCAGCCTATGCGTTTGATAACGACACAGACACAGGAATGTTTAGATCTGGTGCTAACACCATAGGATTTTCTACTGCTGGAACGGCAAGAGTATCTATTAGCAACTCAGGTCTTGATATGACCAATGCTTTACCTATAAGATTTCAAGACTCCAGTGGTTCTCCTTTTGTTTCATTAAAGTCACCTAGTTCTTTGTCAGGAAATGTAGATCTTACTTTACCTTCTAGTATTGTCAGTGGTGGTTTTATGCAGACTGATGGTTCTGGCAATCTATCATTTCAAGTTGTAGCTGGAGTACCAAGTGGAGCAGTATTTTGTATTGCAGTAGCAACAGTGCCTTCTGGATATTTAGAGTGTAATGGTCAATCAGTAAGTAGAACAACATTCGCTGCTTTGTTTGCTGTTATTGGAACGCAATACGGTTCTTCAAGCGGATCAACATTTAAAGTACCTGATTTAAGAGGTGAATTTATAAGAGGTTTTGATAATGGTAGAGGAGTCGATTCGGGAAGAAGTGTTGCCTCAAGTCAGTCAGATCAAAACAAACAACACAATCACTCTGCTTCATCAAGTTCAAGTGTTACTGATCCAGGTCATACACATACAATGAATATGAATCAAGGTAATATCATAAGTAGTGGTGGAGCATTCGGTTTAAAAGATAGTGGAACAGCAACTCGTATAAACAGTAATAGCACAGGCATATCTGTTTCGACTTCTACAAGTATAGGAAATGATGGAGGTAACGAAACCAGACCACGTAACATAGCTATGATGTACGTAATAAAAGTTTAATTATGGCAATTCAACCAGGCACATACAATATGACTGTTCAAAGAAGATCAGATCATAGTATTCAGCTTGTTTTTAAAGATTCAAATAATTCAGCTATTTCTTTAGTGGGATTTACAGTGGAGGCACAAGTTTGGGAGGAAACACGCACCACAAAATATGCTGATTTTGCAGTAACTTATACCAATAGGGCTACGGGAACTATAGATATATCTTTAACTGATACACAAACTGCGACTTTTGCCCCAAGTAAATTAAAATATGATGTATTACTTACTAATCCTTCTGGGTTAAAAGAGTATTATTTAGAGGGAGACATCTTAATGAGTGAGGGTTACACTGCATGACTTCAGTAAACATAACTACCACTAAAAATACTGTTACTGTTAACGAGGGGGAAACAACTGTTGTTACAGTTGCAACTCAAGGGCCACAAGGTCCTGGTTTTGATTTAGTTTTAGATCATAGTGCAAAAGTTGATAATTCAGTGATGTACTATCAGCAAAGTAGTGGTAAGGTTATATTAGATAATAATGTCACTACCCTTAAACTCGTAGACGGAGGAAATTTCTGACATGGCTAACACGATCAGAATTAAAAGATCCACAGGATCATCTGCACCAGGCACTTTAGAAAATGCTGAGTTAGCTTTTGCTGAAGGAAGTAAAAAGCTATTTGTGGGAGTGGGCACAGGGGGGTCGGGAGGTTCTGCTACGACTATTGAACCTATAGGTGGGTCGGGTAGTTTTGCTGATTTATTTACGAGTAGAACACAGAATACATTTTTAGCTGCACCAAATGGTAGTAATGGTGCTGCAACATTCAGAGCTATGGTAGCTGCGGATGTACCTTCGTTAGCTCATACAAAAATAAGTGACTTTGATGCAGGAGTAAGAACAAATAGACTAGATCAGATGGCTGCTCCAACTAGTTCAGTCTCTCTAAATAGTCAGACAATAACTAACTTGTCTGATCCCGTTAATACACAAGACGCTGCAACTAAGGGTTTTGTTGAAGCAACATCACAAGGACTTGATGTAAAAGATTCTGTAAAAGTAGCAACAACAGGAAACATAACAATCTCAACCGCACTTAATAGTGGAGACTCTATAGACGGTGTTACTCTTGCCGACAACGATAGAGTATTGGTTAAAGACCAAAATACTTCCTCGCAGAACGGTATTTATGTAGTCGGGTCTTCTCCAGCAAGAGCAGCAGATTTAGCTGCTGGTGCAGACGCAGCGGGAATGTTCACCTTCGTAGAACAAGGCACAGTCAATGCTGATAATGGGTTCGTTTGCACTAGCAATAAAGGATCAGCAGTTGTTGGAACAAATAATCTTACTTTTGCTCAGTTCTCAGGTGCAGGTCAGATAACAGCAGGTAACGGTTTAGATAAGTCAGGAAATACAATTTCTGTTGATTTAAAGTCTAATGGAGGACTTGTTATTGAATCTACTGAAATAGCTGTTGACTTAAGTGCAAGTTCTATTACTGGAACATTAGCTGTTAGTGATGGTGGGACAGGAAGCACTTCAGCTAGTGGTGCAAGGACAAATTTAGGTGTTGCCATAGGATCTGATGTTCAAGCATTTGATCAACAATTAGCTGATATAGCAGGTCTTACTCCAACAGATAGTAATTTTATTGTTGGTAATGGATCAAATTTTGTACTTGAGTCTGGGGCTACTGCTAGAGCAAGTTTAGGTTTAACAATAGGCACTGATGTTGAACCACATAGCGATAAATTAACAGAACTCGCAACTATGGCTCAAACAACCGCAGATAGTTTAGCAGATTTGACGGCTACAGAGATTGAGATATTAGATGGTGCAACATTAACTACAACTGAGTTAAATTTTGTAGATGGTGTTACTTCTGCGATACAAACACAGTTAGATAATAAACAGCCATTAGATGCGGAACTCACAGAACTTGCAACTATGTCTAGTGGAACTGCATCAGCACTTGCAGATTTGACAGGTACAGAAGTTGCAATCCTTGATGGTGCTGTTGTCACAACATCAGAGTTGAATATAATTGATGGTAATACTTCTGCAACATCAACAACTCTTGCCACAGCAGATCGTATGGTTGTAAATGACAATGGAACAATGGTACAGGTTGCATTGTCTGACCTTGTTACTTTTTTAGAAGATGGAAGTGTATCAGGTTTTGAAATAGACGGTGGAACTTACTAGGGCTAGGAGGTAAAAGCTCATGGCTAATGTTATTAAGTTAAAAAGAGGAAGCGGTAGCGATCCAAGTGCTAGTGATATGGTTCTAGGCGAGCCAGTGCTAAGAACTGATACAGCAGAATTATTTTTTAAAAAAGATAATGGAACTGTAGCTAAGGTGTCAGGTGGTGGTGGTGGTGGTGGATCAGATATATTTATTAATACCTTATCTTCTTCGTCTGGTTCGGGTGGTGGCAGTGCTACGTTCAATGGCACTGCTACTAGATTCACATTAAGTAATCCACCATCTGTTTCTGCTCAACAGTTATTAGTAAGTATTAATGGTGTAATACAAAAACCTAATTCTGGAGCGAGTCCTAGCGAAGGTTTTGCTATAGATGGTAATGACATTATTTTTGCTTCTGCACCAAATACAGGGTCAGATTTCTTTATTGTCACTTATGGATCTCTGAACATAGCCGTACCAGCAGACAATAGTGTTACAAGTGCGAAGATAGCTGATGGAGCGATTGTAAATGCCGATATAAACGCAAGTGCAGCGATAGCTGGAACTAAAATAGATCCTGATTTTGGATCGCAAAATATAGCTACAACTGGATCTTTAGGTGCTAATGGATTTGGTACTCATGGAGGAGAAATTTCTTTAACTGGAACAATTCCAAGAATCAATTTTACAGATTCAAATGCAAATAGTGATTTTAGAATTAAAGTTGATGGTGGTTCTTTTCAAATAGAAGATATTACTAACAGTAGTGCTGATAGATTAGTAATAGATTCGTCTGGAAGGGTACAAATAGGAACTACTATTGGTTGGGGAAGCAACTGTAAACTTCATGTAAGTAATACTTCAAGTAATTGTTTTATTACCATTAGTGCTGCTGATAATGGCAATTCTGTTCTTGCTTTTTCAGATACAGCAGCCACAGTAAGAGGAGCACTTGATTATGACCATGATGGAGATTTTTTAGGAATAAAAACAGCAGGCTCAGAACGCATGCGTATAAATTCGTCTGGAAAGATTGGTATAAATCAAACCGTTCCAACAGAAATGTTGCATGTAAGAGACAATGGTAACAGTGATGTTTTTGGTGGAATAATTGTTGAATCACTTAATCAAACTGCTCGTGTTAAGTATGGTTGGAGAGGTCTTGATGGTAATAATAATGTAAGAATTGCCACAGGTGGTACGGAACGCATGCGTATAGATTCGTCTGGAAACGTAGGTATAGGTACAACAAGTCCAGCTAATGTTTTGGATGTTAGAGGATCTGCTCATGCAAAGGTTCTTGTGGGTACTACTGGCACAGGCCATGCTACTGGTTTACAAATTTCTCATGCACAAGGCAATGCTGCTTTACAAGAATGGCAATTACAGACAGATGCTTCAGCAGACGGAAATTTAATTATTAGAAATGCTACTACTGGCACAGCTACGATGTTTTTTGATTCGGATAATAACAACGTAGGTATAGGTACAACAAGTCCACAACAAGAACTCCATGTTGTAGGTGATTCAGATGCTTGCGTAAGATTAACTTGTACTGATGGAGGTGCAGCTAGTTTTCAATTAGGTGATGCAAGTGATACTGTAATTGGTGGTATTACTCTTGATTCTTCTGATAACAGTCTTCAACTCAGAGGTAATAACAATACAGAACGTCTCAGGATCGACTCGTCTGGAAACACTTTTGTAAATTGTACGTCTGATCCACTAAGTGCTAACTCAAAATTTGTTGTACAACATGGAGGTGACGGGCAATCCGTTGCAACTTTTGATTTTGATGAAAATTTTTCAAGACCAAACATGTTTATTAAACATGCTAGAGCGGGTGCTGTGAGTGGTACTAGAGTTGCAAAAATGATTGCGTTTCTTAATTTAAGTGGAACAGAAGTTGGTTCAATCGAATCAGGTATTTCAAGTACTGCATTTAATACATCTTCTGATTACAGATTAAAAGAAAATATAACAAACATATCTGATGGAATTACAAGAATAAAACAGTTAATACCTAAAAAATTTAGTTTTATTGGTGACGGAAATAAGACCTTAAAAGATGGTTTTCTTGCACATGAAGTTTCATCTGTTGTGCCAGAGGCAATAACAGGTACTAAAGACGAAGTTGATGAAAATAACGAGCCAGTTTATCAAGGAATAGATCAATCAAAACTTGTACCTTTACTTGTGGCTGCATTACAGGAAGCTATAGGTAGAATTGAAGTATTGGAGGCAAAGTAAATGGCACTAACACAAATCAGCACTCAAGGTATTAAAGACGGTACTATCACTGGATCGGATCTTGCCACCAACGTAGACCTTGTTGATAACCAAAAGCTAAGACTTGGTACAGGTAATGATTTAGAGATTTATCACAATGGCACACACTCCTTTATTCAAGATACTGGTACAGGTAATTTAATGCTTGCTGCTAGTGCATTTCAAGTTACAAATGCTGCTGTTAGTGAGACAATGATTTATGCTGTACCTGACGGAGCAGTAAATTTATATTACGACAACAGTAAAAAGTTTGAGACAATAAGTTCTGGAGTTCAAGTATCAGGTACATTATTTATACCTGATGGAGGTCAATCATCAAATAGAATTTCTATGGGAAATAGTGGGGATCTACAAATTTATCACGATGGTAGCAATAGTTATATCAAACAAGTAAGTGGTGCTACTGGTGATTTACTAATTTTTGCAGATGGTCACGACCTAGAATTTATAACTGCGTCTGGTGGACATAGTGCAATAATGAGAGCTGGTGGAGCAGTAGAGCTATATTTCAATAACAGTTTACGTTTATCAACTACAGCAAACGGAGTAACTTTAGGGCATAATCTTTTATTAGATAATGCTACTAATGCTGGCAGAGATGTAACGTGGGATCCAGCTAACGATCAACTTCAATGGAAAGATAATACAAAAGCATCATTCGGAGATAGTTCTGATCTAAAAATTTATTCAGATGGTACAAATGGTATTTTAGAAGGTGGAGGATCAGGTGCTAATGCTCCTTTATTTTTAAATTTCAATACAATAAGATTACAAACTCAATCAGGTGGCGAAAAATATATAGATTGCCAAGAGAACGGAGCCGTAGAGCTATATTACAACAATAGTAAACAATTTGAAACTACAGCAGATGGTGTAAATGTTCAAGGACATATAACGCTTGCTGCATCAAATAACGCACCAAAAATTACTTTTGATGAGAATGGTGCAGATGATCCAAAAGCAGAAATTCAAATGGATCAAACAGACGGAAGTAACGCAAGTTTAATATTTAAGACAGAAGGCAGTGGAACATTAGCAGAACGTATGCGTATTAATAGTGATGGTGATGTTTTTGTAGCAACTACTGTAACAAACCCTGGTTTTGGTAACAATTCTGACCCAGGACATTATTTAAATCATGTGGGTTACGCAATGCACTCAAGAAACAATGGCACTGCATTGTTTGTTGCAAGAAATGATAATACAGGTTCATTAGTTTCATTTAACTATAATGGTGGTGGTCAGATAGCAGACATTACAACAAATGGTTCAAGTGTTTCTTATAATACTGGGTCTGATTACAGGCTTAAGGAAAATATAATAAACCTAACAAATGCAATAACAAGATTAAAAAATTTAAAACCTTCAAGATTTAACTTTCTAACAACTCCATCAATAACACAAGATGGATTCATTGCCCATGAAGTACAGGAAGTTGTACCAGAAGCAGTTACAGGAGTTAAAGATGAAGTACGAACAGAAGATGGTGATATGGGTGAAAAGACAGGAGATCCAGTTATGCAAAGTTTAGATGTTTCAAAACTTGTTCCCTTGCTTACTGCTGCATTACAGGAACTTGTGACTAAAGTAGAAGTATTAGAGGCCGAAGTTGCATCATTAAAAGCTAGTTAATATAATACCTGTAACTATTTATTTTTTATGGCAGTCGATCCACAGCAAAAGCTGGAAGCTCTTAACTCTGAACTACAACAAGTAGTA